CTTACAAAGAAGCTCACCAAGAAGAGGAAGGCGCCAACTATTATTAAGCCGGTAGATGACCTATGCGATAACAAATGACAGAAGAAGAAAAAGACAGGCTGCGCCAAGCGAAGGAAGACGTAACGCGACAGCTTCGCCATGCGAATATAGACAGGTACTTGCTTTCCTCCGTGGATAGCCGGTTAGATAACTACGTGCGCGAAGTATCGAGTAACCCGGACGGGCACAACCTATACGAACAGCTGGCGGTGTCCCACTTCCTGAAGATGTGCGACCGATACGGTTTTAACGTAACGGAGGTGCAGCAGTTTTACACGTTCTACGAAAGTCTGTACTTTCCGGGTAAGACAGGGCAGCAGCGATATAAATTAACGCCCGTGCAGTGCTTCCAATTTGCGAGTATCTTTGCCTTCTGGCAAGATGGGCGCCGAGTGGTGCGTGAGGCTGTGCTATATGTGCCCCGTAAATTTTCAAAGACCACAAGCACCGCGTCGCTGGCTATATACGACGTGCTGTACGGCGACGCTAACGCGGAGTGCTACACGGCGGCCAATAGCGCCGACCAGGCTAAAAAGTGCTTCGACGTAATACGCGGATGCTTCCGGAAGCTTGACCCGAAGGAAAGGAGGTACTTAGTGAACGAACAGACGATAAAAAGCCGCCGCCGTGACCGCAGTGCCTTCGCCCAGTGTCTTACGGCCAACGCTAAGACGAAGGATGGCCTTAACGCCAGCACTGTAATCATGGACGAATTTAGCCAGGCAAAGGATAGCGAGCTGCTTACGGTGCTAACTACGTCTATGGGTGTGCGAGATAACCCGCTTACGGTAATCATTACCACAGCGTCCGACGTTTTCGAGGGGCCGTTTTACGAGATGCTTCAAGGGTATAAGTCTGTACTGCTCGGCGATTATGAGGACGACACACTATTTGCCCATATTTTTGAGCCAGACCTGGACGACCCCGAAGATGAGCTAAGCACGTGGAAAAAGGTACACCCGCACTTGGGCGTTACCGTTAATCTTGACTTCTACCAACAGGAGTATAACAAGGCGCTAAGAAACGGAAGTGAAGCCATGCTTGCCTTCCGCACTAAACTGCTTAACATATATGCTGAAAATGAGCAGCGCAGCTGGATAAGCAGTACACTTGCCCGCCATATATCCAAGCCTATGCCGCTGGATGCGATAAAGGGACGGCCCGACGCGATGGTGGCTATAGACTTGTCGGAAAGCGACGACTTTAGCGCCGTTACTATGGGCATGTACAACGTGCAGACGAAGAGTTTTAGCTTCCACACAGCATACTTTTTCCCAGAGGGCGCCCTTCCTGGACACCCTAACGAAAAACTGTACCGGACATGGGCGGATAAGGGATTTTTGATACTGACTAAAGGCGACGTTATCGATTACCGCGCTATCGTGGATTATGTGCTGAGGCTTAACCAGTGCGTGCGCATACTTGGTATCGGTTACGACCCGTGGAAAAGCCAGGAAGTAATAAATATGCTGGCAGCCTCAGGAGCCGGCAACGTGATAAAGGGCGTGCGGCAGACTTATGGCACGTTTACCGCGCCGGTGGAAAGCTTCGAACACGGAGCCAAAACGGGCCATATATTCATAAACGACAACCCGATTAATGCCTACTGCTTCGGTAACGCTGTGCTGGACACCGACAAGCAGGAGAACTGTAAGCCTATCAAGCGAAAGCAGACGCAGAAGATAGACGGAGTTATTACTATGCTTATGACGTTAAGGTTATTTATCGACTATGAACGCTAATTTTTTTTGCGCGGGCAAGTAAAATGGGGTACCCCATACATGACTTTAAGCGTAATATAGAAACGCGTTATTATATGGCATTTTTTAAGAACCTAAAGCGATGGTTTACCCGCGAAGCCTCAACAGGTAGCGGTACGGTAGCGGAGCCTATACCAGGCAGCGCTACTTTGCTGTACCCTATAGGCAGCAGCCCGCTTCACGTAGCCACTGTTTACCGATGTGTGGACCTGCTGGCTAACAAGGTGGCGGGCCTTCGCCTTCAATATATGCGCAAGAAGGGCGAAATTTTCGTGGAGGACGTAAACAGCCGCCTCCACTACCTTCTTACCGTTCAGCCCGACAGCTACCTTTCTGCCTTCGACTTCTGGCACCAGGTAGTTACCTATATGCTGCTTCGAGGAAACGCTTACATAGTACCTATCTACGATAACCTTACTATGGAGTTATCGCGCCTTGCGCTGTGTGACCCTACATGCGTATCGCATGACACTATCCGCAACACGTATAAGGTTACGGATATTAACGCCGGTATTAACGACACCTTCGACGAGGACGAGATTATACATATCAAGAACTACACCCGTGACGGCAAAGTAGGCATATCTACCATAACCTACGCAGCCACTACGCTATCCATAGCAAATACGGGAAATCGGGAAACGCTTAGCCGCTTCGAGAACGGAGGTAACGTACGCGGTATCGTGAGCAACGACACCAGCGTGCGAGGCTTCGGAGAGTACCAGGACAACGAGCTGGAGAAGGCAGCCACGGTTCTGGACGAAAGATTTAGAGGAGGGCAGAGGATTGTAAGCATACCGGGGCAGGCGAACTTTTCGCCGCTGTCGCTGAGTTCTACCGATATGCAGTTCCTGGAGACACGCAAATTTACTGTGCGTGAGATCTGCCGCTTCTTCGGTGTGCACCCGTCCTTCGTTTTCGATGACACGAGCAACAACTATAAGAGCGCAGAAATGGCTAACGCCGGCTTCCTGAGCGACACGCTTAACCCTATCCTGCGTAAGATAGAGAACGAGCTGCACCGCAAGTTAGTGGCGCCTACGCTGTGCTGCAAGCGCCGCTTCGAGTTTGACCGCCGCGACCTTTACGCCTGTGACCTGGACAGCAAAGTTAAGTACCAGACCAGCACTATAGCTGCCGGTATCTACACAGTGAACGACTGGCGTATTGCCGAGAACAAGGAACCGGTTAAGGGTGGTGACGTGGTACTGGTAAGCGCGAACCTTAAAAGCCTTAAAGAGATAGACAAACCGACACCTGCGCCTCAGGCGAAGCCGGTAGAGGAGCCCGGAAACAACGATGATAATACTAAGCAAGATGATGAAACAGGAAAAGAATAAAGACGCAATGGTGGCGCGAATGGTGCACACCCCCGCGGAACTTCGCATACGCGAAGCTGGAGAAGGAGAAGCGCCCAGTCGTACTATAACCGGCTACGCTATCCTGTTTAATACGCAAAGCGCGCCGCTTTGGTGCGATGACGAGGAAGAGGCCCGCGAAGTAATAGCACCGGAGGCCGTGACACGTGAGCTGCTGGACGGCTGCGACATTAAAATGACTATGTTTCACGATCGCCAACTTATACTGGCGCGTAGCAAGAACGGCACCGGAACACTAACCTACAGCGTAGACGAGCGCGGCGTAGCGTTTAGCTTTGACGCCCCAAATACCGCAGACGGCGATAAAGCTCTGGAGCTTGTACGCCGCGGTGATATATCCGGCTGTAGCTTTGCCTTCCGGACCCACTACTACGACCGGGAGTGCGTAGAAAGAAACGTAGAGCGTAAGGACGGCAAAACGCTTATTACGTACACTGTGCGTAGTATCATAGGTATTTACGACTTTACCCTGGCGGCAGACCCGGCCTACCCAGACACTAACTGCGAGGCAGAGGCCCGCGAACTGGTAAGCCACCTTCGAGAGCCGGGGGGAGAACCAAAAAAAGATAACGAGAAGATGCGCGAGCAAGTGCAGGAGATGCGCCGCGCTGCTTCGCGTAAATTATAAGATTTGTTTAACCCACTAAAGTTTTTTTCGTATGAGTAAGAAGAAAAAGAAAGTGAACGTACGCGAGCTGGTTAACCAATTTCAGGAGAACTGTGAGCGTATTAACGCTATCGCCGACGCCTGCGAAAATGAGCAGCGCGAGCGCACCGAGCAGGAGGAAGCCGAGTACGGCAACCTTCTTCGCGACAACCAGCTTTTGCAGATGCGTATGCAGGCAGCTATCAATGCCGGCAGCGAGGCAGAAGCCAGAAGCGTATCTGCCCAGCTTCGGGAAGCCCTTAACGAGGCTATGGAAAACGGCAGCCGTAACCCTGTAATGCTTACGCTTACCCGTGAGATTCAAACTACCGCCGCGCTGGAAGGCACCGGTATTATCCCAGTCAATGACCAGGAAATGCTTGCACCACTTCGCGCCGGTCTTATCTATGACAAGGTAGGCATTACTATCCGTACCGGCTTGGTAGGTAGCCTTCGCTGGCCTAAGCACGGCAAAGCCGTAGCAAAATTTGTCGGCGAGGCTGAAAAGCTTACCGAGAGTAAGATCGACTGGGATAAGCTCACCGTATCGCCCAAGCGCTTGGGTGTTGCTATCCCTGTTACCCGTCAGGAGCTTTTCAATAGTGAAGGCGTTGTGGAAAGCGTTATCAAGGCAGAAATGCCTCAGGCCATCGTGGACAAGATTAACGACGCCCTTTTTGCCACTGACAAGGCAGGCCGCGTAGTCTATGGTCCTTTTGCTACTGCCGGCGAAGTAGGCGGCTGCGTTAAGCAGACTTTTGCCGGAGCTGTGCCCACTCGTAAGGAACTTCTTAAGATGAAGGCTACTGTAGCTAAGGCGGGCATTAACACATCTACCTGCTGCTTCGTGATGACTGAAACCATGAAGGCAGAACTGGAAGACGTGAATGTGGACAGCGGTAGTGGCCGTTTCCTCTGCGAGAATGACCGTATTCTTGGCTTCCCTGTATTCTGCACCGACGTAATCGGCGAAGGAAATATAGGATTCGGTGACTGGGGCTACCAGGCATCCGGCTTCTTTGGCGCGATGAACTTTGTAGTAGACCCTTACAGCCTCAGCCTGGAAGACTCTACCCGCTTCGTTCTTAACACTGACTTCGCAACCCTTACACTTCGCCCTGAGGCCTTTGTGTTGGGTGTTAAGGCTGGCGGCGGCGCCTAAGAGAGTAAGAACATACGTAGAATTTTATAGCGTTTGATTATGGCTACAATGAATTTGGAACTGCTTAAAAAGCACGTCCGCGCGGACGATTTCGCAGACGATGACGATTATCTGGCATTCCTGCTGGATGCGGCAGAGCAGCACGTATGTAACGCCACCAACCGCAAAGCAGCGGAACTGCTGGAAATGGGCGGCGGCAATCTGCCGCCTACACTGCAGCAGGCAGCCTTACTAATCGCAGGGCACTGGTACAACCAGCGCGAAGCTGTTAGCGGTGTGCAGATGGCGGAAGTACCATATACTGTGCAAGCCCTAATCAAACCCTATCGAAAATTGGCTAACGACACCACGGTATGAGAGCTGGCGCACTGAAATACAGATTAACCCTGCTGGAGCCTCAACGGGTAACGGACAGAATGGGCGCGGAGCGGGTGGACTATATCGAGACGCGGACGGTACGGGCTGAACGCGTGCGAACCACTGGGAACCGCAGCGAGGAGGTGGGCGAACATTTCCCCGCATACAGTGCGGAATTTAATATACGCGACGCGCACCCGGTGGCCGAGAACTGGAGAGTAAGGCAGGTGGGCGGCTATCTGTACACCGTGGTTTCGATTGTGCCAAATTTAGATAAGGGCTATAAAACCCTACTTTGCGACCGCGTGAATGAGTAAACGGTATGGCTACAAGTATAGACTACGACGATAGGGATTTGCAGCGGTTATTCGCTGAACTGGAACCCAAACGCAGGGTGCAGGCGTTAAAGGGAGGTTTCCGCAGGGAGGCTAACCAAGTGCGCAAGAC